ATCACAAATCGCGCACATTGCCGTACATTGACAAAGGACCGAGGCTGTTACCCAACGAACAATACTTTGAGTACACGCAGAACATGCGCTCACTCATGGCAGAAGTTGACGGGATGATGGCACTGCTCATGCCTAAGTATGACGACTATGTACTACTTGATGTGCAAGCTAGACTTCTGGCCGATACAGGTAAGGCTAAGCCTGCGAGGTATGTAGCACCAAGCGCATCGGACTATCCCACTGCGGATGAATTCCAAACACGCATTGGACATGATCTACGCTTTACCCCACTGCCACAGGCTAGTCACTTCTTGTTCGATATCAGTGATGAGGACAAGCAAGCGTTCGAAGCATCGATGAATGATGTTGCAGTCAGGGCGCGTAGTGAGGTCATCAAGAAAATGATGGAACCACTCAAGCACTTGGTTGACAAGCTCAACAGACCCATCGGCACTGATGGTGCGATCTTCCGCGACTCAGCAATCCAAAACGTGGTCGAGGGGGTCGAGATGGCTAAGCGTCTCAATGTCGGTGGAGATACTGATGTAGTTGAGATGGCACGCGTCATCGGAGATGCTGTCTCTCTGTTCTCACAAAATAAGGAGGTATTGCGTGAATCACCAATCGTTCGTGAACAAGCCGCCAAGAAGCTTGACTACATTGCACAGCAGATGGGTGCACTATACGGAGCGCAGTGATGTTATCAGACTTTGAACTGCTACTACTAGGCGCGTTCGCTGGGATTGCAATCATGTACTTTAAACAGCGCATACGCAATGACATGCAGGATGAACTTCTTTGGCACCTATCACGCATCATTGCAGGTGTGGCAGACAAAGAACTAGACATTCGACGCAACACAAAAGAAACAATCGAAGTCATTAAAAAGGAGCAAAGCAAATGACTATACACAACCAAAACATGAACTACTGGGATGTTGCCCGACTTACTAAACTTCCTGGGGCCACAGTAACTACATTCGTAGACCCTGCGGGGTGGACTAATCGTATGAAAGCCTCAGTCAAACGAATGATTATGGAAGGCGTAGCACGAGGTGGTTGGTCGTCTGTGGCTGTATCGCTGACCAAAGGGTTGGCTGGCTACCATGGCATGACTATTCGCAGAGAGTACGGCACCAACGATGCCAAGGGTGAGAACTTAACTCCTGAGCAAGTAACTCAGATACATGAACTCATCATGGGTGACTTTGCGGTGTATCGTATGAACAATCCTGATGCAAGTAGCACATGGATGAATCGTAAGGCTGAGAATGTTTCTGAAGAGATAGAGCGGTTGTTTAAGAAACATTCGTATGACTACCACTTCTTCTCAGTAGCCAATGCTAAGAAGGCACGAGCAATCACACCACTAATAAGAAGCCAAGAAGAATTGGACAAATCAGCACTGATCTGCGATGCACTTGATCGCAATGAAGTATTTACATTCAACGTAACTAGAGGATAAACATGTCAAACAAAATTGATAAAGCCAAAGCGCAAATCGTTCTCGATCATCCATTCTGGGCAAGCATCCTACTTAAACGCCCCATGATTGAGACACGTGATATTCCAACACTGGCTGTAGATGGTCGGGCTCGTATCTATTACAACCCTGACTTCGTTGAGAAGCTAACTGTCCCGCAAGTGGTATGGGGTCTATGTCATGAGGTCGGTCATGTTATCGGTCAGCATGCACTGCGTGTCGGTAGTCGCAATCGTAAGAAGTGGAACTATGCAGGTGACGCATGGATTAACGACATGCTAGATGATGGTAATGTCGGTCAGCGTATTCCCAACTGCGTAGATATCAAAGGCTCGAAGGACGATACAGTCGAGAACATCTATGACTCACTGCCTGATGGTGACGATGGTGGTAACGATGGTCCTCCCAACGATGGCACTGGCGACGATGTGATCTATGGTGATGGTGGCAAGGAGATGACCCAAGACGAGATTCGTGAGATGGAAGGTCAGATCAAAGTCGAGATCGCCCAAGCAGCACAAGCCGCCAAGATGCGCGGTAAGTTGTCTGGTGCTTTACAGGATATGGTTGCAGACATGCTCGAGTCCAAAACCCCATGGTATGAGATTCTCGAGAAGCACTGTGTGGCTCGTGTGAACCAAGGCCAATCATGGCGTAGACCCAACCGCAGATTTGCTGATGTGTACTTACCTAGCGTGGATAAGTTACCGCAGATGGGTGAACTTGTCGTGCAAGTCGATGTGTCTGGGTCCATCTCTAAGGTTGAGCTTGATCATTACAACGGTCACCTATCACGCATCATCGAGCAATGCAGACCATCCAAGGTGCATGTCTTGTATACCGACACTGATGTAGTTAAGCATCAAGAGTTCGACTGCGGCGAGGAAGTTGCATTGGAGTTCTACTCAGGCGGTGGCACCCATATGCCTGCAGGCTTTGACTACTGTGCAGACCAAGGCATCGAGCCCGATGTATTTGTATGTTTGACCGATGGCTATACCGACTTTGGTAGCGAGCCTAGCTACCCAGTCGTGTGGTGTATCAGCAGTGAGATTGAAGCACCCTATGGTGAAAATGTCCACTTCGAACTCGAGTCTTAATCGGGTCATCAGCGAACAACAGTTCAATGAAGCGAGAGCAAAGACTGCGGTGCTGTACAAGCTAACCAAGGTCATGCTCCGCATGGGTTCGTTCGACACTCTCTTTAAGCTACCACTGGCAGGCATGCAAGTCATCCATACAGTAAGTGCTAAAGATATTAACTACTCCAACCCAACAGGGGCGGACGCAGAGAAAGTCATTAAGCTAGGTCTGAACAACGCTTCAGCACCGAACCTTAGTGGCTACTATGACGGACAGTGGGTGCACTACACACCCGAGATGCGAATGAGCATCTTTAAAGACGCTGTTCTAACAGCCGGTATGTCTCTTGTCAGACATGCAATTTACTATTAATCTTGGGGTTTGTCCCTATTGATTATCACGGATAATGACTTAAACTTACTCAATAAATGGAGCAACAACATGGCTTATGTAGCAATTAGCAACCAACTGACAGACGAAGTACGCAGCAAGATCAACCGCATGAAAGAAGCAGAACTCAGCACACTGCCGCCTTCAACAGAGAACTTAGCGTTCAACTCTATTCCACATGACTATGACGCATTGATTTGGGGTGAGCACTTGCATCTTAGGAATGTTATCCCTGAAACTTGGAAACGCTATGTCGATGAGATTCGTGCCACGGCAGATTTTGTTCACAACGAGCGTACCCACAAAGCAATGTTGTATATCAAGCTTAGCAACAAAGTGTCAGCCCCTCCGATTCCAAATGCCAGTAGCTATCGAGCTGATATCACTATGCCTGAGACACACCCCGATATGGTAGCCCTCATTGAGCGCAATAAACAAGTGTTGGATATTAATAACAAGTGGAACACATTACACAACAAGATTCGAGACTTCCTGAATAACTGTAAATCGCTTAATGAAGCAGTCAAGCTGTGGCCCGATGTTCGTGTCTACATTCCTGAGTCTTACATGAAGCGCATGTTGGTTAAGTCTGAGCGTACTGCTGAGAAGATCAGCAAGGCATCAGAGTTTCTTAAACAGATCGACACTGACCATGCTATCGCAGCGGCAGTCGGTGCTCGTATGGCAGGAGCCAAACTATGACAGAGTACCAACTTAAACGCAAAGCAATCAACACATTTAAAACATATGAAGTAGAAAAACATGTTAAACGCTATTACCAACGCCAATGGATTCTTTCGATCAAAACCCTTGGGGAAAAGTGGCGCGGCCTCCCCCAAGTCAAGCGACTTGAACAGCCTTTCCAGTATTGAAAGACGACTAGCGCGGATGGAGTCCCGCCTTGTCCAACTCATGATTCATTTAGAACTCGACCCAAAAAGGAAATCATATGAATAAACCATTAGCCAGTGAAAGCCAAATCGGTGGCGAACATTACCGAAGCAAAGATGTTCAGCCGTGGACAGCCATGGAATCATGGATGAGCGCAGATGAATTTGAGGGATTCTTGCGTGGCAATGTCATCAAGTACATTGCCCGATACAAGGATAAGGATGGTGTAAAAGATGTTCTTAAAGCACGACACTATCTTGAGCGTTTGTTAGAGCACATTGACCGCAATGCTTAGAAAGTTGATGGACAAAATGACAACCTCAACAACATATATAGGCCCCGCAGTCTCTACCATGATTGGCAATCAACCATTGGTTTCCAATAGCACACTTACAGGGGCGATAAACCCGAACACTTATCACCAATACACAGAGATGGATTACATGACAGCCAATCCAATGAACATTCAAATCCACAGAGCCGTTAACGGTTTCGTGGTGCGGTGTGGGGTTAACCAAGGCAATATGTACACAGTACATATTGCCAAAACCATGGAAGAAGTAAACGAAATCATCACAACAGAACTTGTACTTAAAAAGATGGAAGGAAAATAATCATGCCAGACTTAAGAAGCGAACTCATGAAACTAGAAAACTTAACATTCGACGACGATGTGAGCAGTGAGCCATCACCTATCACGCCTGCACCTGATAAAGTAAATATCAGCAAACTATTGTGGGAAACCATCAAGGTAAACCCAAACAAAAATAGTCAACAGATTGCCAACATCATGAACGGTGGCAGTATGGTTGGTATTGCAACACGCCTAAAGCAAATGCTAGATCGCGGCATACTGTCTAGAACAGTGGGTGCAGATGATTTCTATGTGTACCAAGCATTGGGCACTGTATATCCTGCACACAGTAAAGCGGAATCAATTGCCAAAGCGCAAGCCGTTCGTTTGGAGAAGAAAGCCAAGCGAGACAAGCAACGAAAATACAACGCGACATACAAAGCCAAGCGTCGGGCATCAGTTACAACAGAAGTGGCCCCGGCCAGTCGTGAGACTACACCATTAAAAGCCACAGATGCTGAACAGCTTGTTAATCAGATGACCATTGGCATGGCGAAAGCGGTGTACTTGGAGCTGAAGAAAGTGTTTGAGTCATGAAGATTGAAATCTATACCAAGCACAACTGCCCCAACTGTGTCATGTCTAAGCAACTGCTTCAAGCAAACAACTTGGACTACACTGAATTGGATATTAGTGAACCTGACGTTATGCTGCAGCTGCTGATGCGTTACCCTGATGTGAGGCAGATGCCTCAGATATTCATCGACGACCAACGCGTTGGTGGACTTGCAGGATTACAAGCGGCACTGGAGCTGATGTGACTTGGCCTTTCCCGCCATTTCCTAATCCGAAGGACAAGGGCACTAAGGTGCCCAAGTTCAATCCTGAAAACTTTGAGGATGCACCCATATGAAAACCGAAGAGGATGATGAGTTTGACCGCATTGCAATGGAGAATCGACTCAAGAACAGCGGCATGGACTGCTGTACTTATGATTGCGTACAAGGGCGAAATTGTCCAATTCGACAGGAACATAAAGTAAATGAAAAGCAACCACAACACTATTCGGGACTTATTGAAGCAGTATCCCGATGGTTTAAAGTCAAGTGACATTTCACGACTCACTGGCATACACAACCGTTCCATCAACAAGTCATTGGAAAGCGTCTTTGGCGTTTACATAGACCGTTGGGAGAAATCAACATACCGAAACAACTTGGCAGCAATTTGGGTTGTCGTGGATGTACCCGAGGACTGCCCTAAACCGAGCAATACTGGAAGGAGATCATTTGAGCGGGTTCGTACTAAAAAAGATTGACCTTGGAAGCAAGCAACCAATTCACCAACTTAGACAATGCGATAAATGCCAACAACAAAAACCTCCTGAGGGTGGCATACACATGAGCCCAACCAAATGGCACTGTGCGTACTGTTGGACAAAACGCGTAACTATTAGGAACTTAAAATGAAATACATCACTCTGGACTTTGAGACCTATTACTCAAAAGAGTTTAGTCTGTCCAAGATGACGACCGAGGCGTACATACGCGACACACAGTTTGAAGTCATTGGCTTCTCATACAAGGTGGGTGAAGAGCCTGCTCAGTGGGTTACTGGTTCTTTCGGTGAGCTTTCATTGGCACTAGAGGAACTGGATATACCGGACAGCTACCTCATCTGCCACAACATGGCGTTCGATGGGGCAATTCTTGCATGGCGTTTCGGCATCATGCCCAAATACTATTTAGATACGCTGTCAATGTCGCGACCTATAACGGGCTTAACTGTCGGTGGTTCACTCAAGGCATTGGCTGAGAAGTATGAAGTGGGTGTGAAGGGCACTGAGGTTGTTAATGCACTGGGCAAACGCAGAAGTGACTTTAGCGCATACGATCTTGCCAAGTATGGAGAGTACTGCAACAACGACGTAGAACTTACTTGGACTCTGTACAACATTCTGAAGAAAGACAACCCTCCCAAAGAACTGTACATACAAGACCTGATGATTCGCATGTTCACTGACCCAGTACTTGAACTGGACAGAGATGTTTTGATTGCGCACCTGAACAATGTGCAAGATAAGAAAGCCAAACTGATGGAGCGTATTGACATGTCTATCGGACGTGATGCGCTTATGTCTAACCCGCAGTTTGCTGAGGTGTTGAAGAAACTTGGCGTTGAACCGCCCATGAAGATCAGTCTGCGTACTAGTAAGGAAGCATATGCGTTTAGCAAAACCGACTACGAATTCAAAGCTCTGCTCGAGCATCCAAATACAGCGGTGCAAGCCGTCGTTGCTGCGCGTCTCGGCATCAAGTCTACGCTTGAGGAAACCCGCACCGAATCATTCTTGGGTATCGCTGAGCGCGGGTCATTACCGATTCTCTTGAACTACTGGGGTGCACATACTGGTCGTGCCAGTGGGGGTGACAAGATGAACTTGCAAAACTTACCAAGGGGCGGAGCATTGCGTAGATCAATCAAAGTACCCGACAACCATGTGCTTATCGCAGTTGACTCTGCACAGATTGAAGCTCGAGTCGTTGCGTGGCTGGCCGATCAGGAAGACTTGCTTGTTGACTTTAGAAACAGCGTGGATATCTATTCGAAGTTCGCGTCCATCGTCTACGGCAAGCCTGTAACCAAAGCAGACAAGGTTGAACGGTTTGTTGGTAAGACATGTATCTTGGGCCTAGGTTACGGCATGGGACCTGATAAGTTCCAAGGTACTTTAAAAATTGGTCAAGGCGGTATTTCAGTTGAGATGGATGCAGGCGAAGCCAAACAAACTGTAAACACATATCGCACTAAGTACGCCAAGATTGCTGAGCTGTGGAAGGACGCACAGAAAGCACTGGACAAAATGGCGCAGGGTTATGAGACAACATTCGGTGTTGGCATCGAGTTGCGTTGCACACCTGAAGGCATACATCTACCTAACGGAACCATGGTGCGTTACCCTCAGTTGACCAAGACTGGCGATGGCTACGAGTACAAAGGTCGCTATGGTCCTGTCAAGATATACGGTGGTAAGGTAGTTGAGAACGTAGTTCAGGCACTTGCCAGGATTGTTGTGTTCGATCAGATGGCAAAGATCGATATTGAGATGCGCAAGAACGACAACCCATTGGCTGACTGCCGATACAAAGTTACTCTGACTGTTCACGATGAGGTGGTAGCAGTCGTTCCCAAAGCTGCTGCACAGTGGGCGCTTGACTTCATGACAACCACAATGTCAGTGCCTCCGAAGTGGTGTGCCAACCTGCCAGTGTCGTGTGAAGGCGACATTGGAAATAATTATGCAGATGCTAAATAAAAGCTCTTGACATACGCTATGGATGCCCTAACATACACACCATTACCTGAGGTTTTTACCCCTCGGGCGCAACTCCTATGACCATACCCGCTTGGACATTTAGCCAGCTTGAAAAGTTTGAGAACTGCCCTCGGCAGTTTTATCACGTGCGTGTCAAACGAGACGTAGTAGAGCCTCCCACAGAAGCCACGCTATGGGGTGGGCGGGTGCATGAAGCTATGGAATATCGCATCAAAGATGGTACGGCTTTGCCAGAGGGTATGACGCAGTGGGAAGGTTTGGCTACCAAGATATCCAACATGAAGGGCGACAAGTTCTGTGAAGTGGAGATGGCGTTGGATGAGAATTTCCAACCTGCTCCATGGGGTAAGGCTTGGACTCGAGGTATTGCTGACTTACTCATTGTCAACGGAGACAAAGCAGTCAATCTTGATTACAAAACGGGCAAGCGAAAGTTGACTCATCAACTGATGCTGTATGCGGGGTATACCTTTGCCATATACCCACAGGTAGATACAGTAGTCACGGGCTTTGTGTGGATGCGTGACAAGAAGATCGACAAAGAAACGTTTACGCGTGACCAAGTACCGATGATTTGGCAGACATTCATTCCAAAGGTGCGTAAGTTGGAATCGGCTTACGAGCGAGACGCTTGGCCTGCACGACCCTCAGGGTTATGCAAGGGATGGTGTCCAGTTAAAACATGTGAGTTCTACAAGGATAAACGATGACTCCTGAAGGCAAAGTTAAAGAAGCCGTAAAGAAAGAACTGAAGAAACGTGACATTTGGTTCTTCATGCCCATGCAAAATGGTATGGGAGTCGTCGGCATACCTGACTTTATCTGCTGTGATCGTGGTCAGTTTATTGGTGTAGAGACCAAGGCCCCGGGGAAACGAGGATGTACAACTGCAAATCAAGATCGTACATTAGAAGCAATCTTTACCCATGGTGGATGGTCTATCGTGGTGGATGATGTTCAACAACTTATTGAATTTTTGGAGGTGAAAGATGAACAAAGGCGGACCAACTAAAGCGGCTTACGACAAGGCGTACAACGCACGTCCTGAGCAAGTTAAGAAACGCGAGATGCGTAACCAAGCGCGGGCTGAGATGGCGCGTGATGGCAAGGTACACAAAGGTGATGGTAAAGATGTTGACCACAAGAAAATGCTTGATGGTGGCGGCACTAATGACAAATCAAACTTGCGTGTAGTAGATAAAGAAACCAACCGAGGCTGGAGGAAACGCCAAATAGGAGCATATGGAAAATAAATGTTAGTTAGACAAGATAAGAGGGCACTGATCCTCAAATTAAAACATCCAACGAGAGTGACAATACCGATACCAACAGCTAAGTTGGTAACGCACAAAGGACAGACATTAGTGGCTGTCCCACACAGACCTGATGAAGTTAAGGTGCTGAGAAACTTGGGCTTTAATCCGCCTGACCCGATGACTTATTACTATAAGTGGCCCGGTCGTTTCAAACCTTTTGCTGCACAGATCGAGACTGCAAACTTTCTATCCATGAACGAACGTGCGTTCTGTTTGAACAGCATGGGCTTGGGTAAAACAGTTACATCGCTATGGGCATACGACTACATGCGTGACTCTAAGTTAGTCAACAAAGCATTGGTTATCTGTCCACTGTCTACGATGGAGCGCACTTGGGCGGATGAGATATTTCGAACCTTTCCCCATCTAGATACCACAGTTGTTTACGGCTCTCGAGAGCGTCGCAAGAAATTACTGGCTCAACCCTCTGATATTTACATTATCAATACCGATGGTATTAAAACGATTCAGGACGAGTTAGCCGATAGACCCGACATTAATTTGATTATTGTCGATGAGATTGCGATGTTTCGAAATGCCAGTACAGAGCGTTGGAAGATTCTGAACAACATATGTAATAAGCAGACGCACAGGCGTATATGGGCTTTGACTGGTGCTCCAACACCGCATGAACCTACAGACGCATGGGCACAATGCCGTATCGTATGTCCAACCAACCCCGATGTACCCAAGTACTTTGGTCAGTTCCGTGACTCAGTCATGAAGCAAATCACGCAGTTCAAGTGGGTGCCCCGAGTGGATGCAGTTGAGACAGTTAAAAAAGTGATGCAGCCCGCTGTTCGCTTTGCACTGGACGACTGTGTGGATTTGCCCGAGCAGACATTTATCAACCGAGATGTTGAGATGACTGATGAGCAG